CAACACCACCACCACAAGACCCTCTAACAGATTTGGAGGAATCAATTTTGCAGCCTTAAATAAAGAAAACGGATGTCGTAAAGCATTTATACCAGAAAACAATAAATTTGTTGAAATTGATATCTCTGCTTATCATCCTACCCTTGCTGCCCATCTTGTGGGTTATAAGTTTGATACTGATGATATTCATGCTTCCTTTGCAAAAATGTACAACGTGGATTACAAAAAAGCTAAAGAACTTACATTTAAACAATTATATGGGGGTGTATTTAAACAATATAAAGATTTAGAATTTTTCCAAAAAGTACAAAAATATGTAGATGAATTATGGGAAAAATTTAATACTGATGGTTATATTGAGTGTATGATTTCAAAATATAGATTTGAAAAGGATAAATTAGATAACATGAATCCACAAAAATTATTTAATTATCTGTTACAAAATTTGGAGACGTCACTTAACGTTCGTATAATGAAACATATAATAAAAAGAATAATAAATAAAAAATCTAAATTGGTACTTTACGTATACGATAGTTTTTTATTCGATTTAGCAGATGACGAAGAATATTTAATAGAAGACATAAAAAATATCTTTAAAAGATATAAATTAAAAGTAAAACTTAAACATGGAACAAACTACGATTTTGAATAACATAGGTAGTATTTATCAAGAGAAATACGATTTTGAAAACCCAAGAAATATAGGAGAATTGAATAACAAATTATTTTGCACCTTCACAACATTAGAAGGGGTTGATGGGTTAGTAAAAGATTTATCATCCCAATATTCTATAATGTATAATAAAATGTTTGTTCTTTATATTAAGAGCAATGAGGAATATGTTATCACATATAATGTAGACCAAGGTAATGTTCAAGACATTCCAGAAAACACTATTTTAGTTCATAGAAAAAAAGAAACAAATACTTTATACACAATAAACGCCTTAAATGAACTTATAAAAAGTCTTAATGGTGGAGTTGTAGATACTAAATTCCCCATAGACTGGCAACATTATAAAAACTGCGTTTTATTAACTCAACATAATGAGTTAAAACAGCTAAATACAAAAATTCATAAAATAATTGAATTATAATTTGGCTACCACATTCTCTTTCATTATATTTACCCCGAATTAATTATTAAAACTTAAAACTAAATGGATTTAAATGCTATTAAGTCGAGATTGAACACCTTAAATAAGCAATCAAACTCGCAAAACAAAGAAAAAAAGGATTATACCTTGATTTATTGGAAACCTAAACAAGAGGGAAAATATCAAATTAGATTTGTTCCTTCGGCACATGAAGTTACTAATGATCCCTTTCATGAAATTATGATGCACTATGGAGTAGGAAAATTTCCTATTATGGCATTAACTAATTGGGGAGAAGATGACCCCATTGTTGATTTTACTGCTAAATTAAGAAAAACATCTGAACCAGAAAACTGGAGATTAGCTAAAAAACTTTACCCTAAAATGAGAATATTTGCTCCTGTAATTGTTAGGGGTGAAGAAGATAAAGGAGTTAGATTATTTGAATTTAGCAAAACACTTTATATGGAATTATTATCAATTGCTGATGATGAGGATTATGGTGATTTTACGGATGTTGCTGAAGGACATGACTTTGTAGTTAATGCTACTAAAGTACAAGATAGGTTAGGTTTTAACTTAAGTTTACGACCAAAACCAAAAACATCTCCTTTAAGTAAAGATGCTAAAGAAGTTAAAGAATGGTTAGCTACTCAACCTTCACTGTTAAAAGAAAGATTTAAGTACACTTATGATAAAATGAAGGAAGAACTACAAAAGTTCATTTCCGAAGAAGAAAATGGAGAAGAAGATGAAATATTATCTGAACCTATAAGTGAATTTGATAGTGATACTAAAGAAGTAAAGTCAAATAAAAATAATTTTAACCTTGAAAGCCAAGGAAAAAAAGTAACATCTAAAGCCACAGAGTTTGATAAAATGTTTGATGAGGGTGATGATGATTTACCATTTTAAATAGAGTTATATGGCGAAAAGAAAATCCTTACAGGAGGCAGTCTCTAAAGAAATAAAATCTAAATTTGATTTAAGTTCCTTCAAAGAAAAGAAGGGACTTAAACAAAATATCAAATTTAAGGAACAAGAATGGATTCCATTGTCTAAAGCTTTCCAAGATGTAACCTCAATTCCTGGTATTCCTATGGGACATATTGTTTTACTTAGGGGCCACTCAGATACCGGTAAAACAACAGCCCTACTAGAAGCAGCAGTTTCAGCTCAAAAAAGAAAAATACTTCCTATTTTTATTATTACAGAAATGAAATGGAATTGGGAACACGCTAAACAAATGGGATTAGAAGTTAATGAAATTGTTGATAAAGAAACAGGTGAAATAGTAAATTATGATGGTAATTTTATATATGTTGATAGAGAAACTATTAATTCAATTGAAGATGTAGCTGTGTTTATTTTAGATTTAATTGATGAACAAAAGAAAGGTAATTTACCTTATGATTTATTATTTTTATGGGATAGTATAGGATCAGTACCTTGTGAAATGTCCCTTAAATCTAATAAAAACAACAACGAGTGGAATGCTGGAGCTATGTCAACACAATTTGGAAATAATGTTAATCAAAGGATTACATTATCAAGAAAAGAATCATCTCCCTTTACTAATACATTAGTTTGTATAAACAAAGTTTGGACAGCAAAAGCAGAATCTCCAATGGGTAAACCTAAACTAATGAATAAAGGTGGATTCGCAATGTGGTTTGATTCTACATTTGTAGTTACCTTTGGTAACATTTCAAATGCAGGAACATCTAAAATTAAAGCAATTAAAGATGGAAAACAAGTTGAATTTGCTAAACGTGTTAATCTCCAAATCGATAAAAACCATATTAATGGAGTCACAACCAGAGGAAGAATAGTTATGACCCCTCATGGTTTTATAAATGATAATGATAAGGAACTTAAAGAATATAAAAATGCTAATGCTTCCGCTTGGAGAAGTATTTTAGGCGGAAGTGATTTTCAAATTGTAGAAGAAGATCATGAGGTAAACGATATTTCTTCTTACACTGAAGAACCAGAATAAACTATGAGAAAAAAAGAATTACTAGCCCTCTTGAATGATGATCAAGGGAATGATACAAGTATGCCTAAAGGTGATAGAATTCTATTAATAGATGGATTAAATCTATTTTTTAGAAACTTTGCTATGTTACAAATGGTTAATCCAAAAGGAGTACATATCGGGGGGCTAGGTGGTTTTTTTAGATCCTTAGGAGCATTAATAAGACAAATCCAACCCCATCAAGTATATGTAGTATTTGACGGGGCTGGTTCTTCAATGAATAGGAAAAACCTTGTTCCCGAATATAAATCAGGTAGGGAAACACAAAAAATTACTAATTGGGAAGTATTTGATAATTTAGAGGAAGAACATGATTCTAAAATAGATCAAATAGTAAGAATTATACAATATTTAAAAACCTTACCTGTTAAAACAGTATCAATAGATAAGGTAGAAGCGGATGATATTATCGCGTATTTAAGCCATAAGGTATTAAAACAACGCGGTGACAAAGCATTCATAGTATCTAGCGATAAGGATTTCCTCCAACTGGTAAATGAAAATGTTGTTGTTTACAGACCTATAGAAAAGAAATTTTATACCAATAAATTTTTTAAGGAAAAGTATAACATGCCTCCTGAAAATTTTATTATTTATAAGACGCTTATGGGTGATAGTTCTGATAAAATAAAAGGTGTAAAGGGGTTGGGTCCTAAAAAATTACAACAATTATTTCCTGAATTAAATAAATGGGAAGTTTCATGGCAAGATATTTTGGATATTTGTGAAAGAAAGTTTAAAGACCATATTATATATGCTAGGATAATTCAAGAGGTTAATGAATTAGAAAAAAACTACAAAATAATGGATTTAAGTAACCCAATGATGAATGAAAAAGAAAAAGAATACATAAATGAATGTGTAGAATCCAAAGATTTACCGTATATTCCTAAAATGTTTACAGATCTATACAATGAGGATGAATTAGGAGGAATGATTAGAAATGTAGATTTCTGGTTAAGGGAAAATTTTATAAAATTAGTTTCAAAAAATAAGTTATGACATTACAAAAATTAGATGAGTATGGACCTGGGTTCCAAATTAAAGTATTATCCTCACTTTTAACTCATAAAGACTTTTTAGTTAACATTTATGATATTTTAAATGAAGATGATTTTAATAATCAAGCCCATAAATGGATTATAAAAGAAATACTAAACTATTATGATAAGTA